CGCTGGACGCGGCGTTGCGGAGCGCACCGAGCTTCTCGGCGTCCGCCCGCGGGTTCTTGTGCCAGATGTTCTGCACGTACTCGATGGCGTTCGCGAAGTGCTTGTCCACCGCCGCGCCCGGGGCCGCAGCGTTGTGCGCGGTGCCCTGCCGGTGCGACGTGAGCATCCCGCCGCGCTTGGCCTGCGGGTCCAGATCGAGACGCTTGATCGCGGCCGCGGCGTCCTTGGTGGTGGCGTCGGCCCCGTTGTCGCGGAGCATCGCAGCGAACTGCCGCTGCGTCTCCTCGGCGATCTGCCGATTGAGGTCGGTGCCCTCACCCTGCTGCCGGTTGGCGTACTCGGTGATGAAGTTCGTCAGAGTCTCAGGGGACTCGACGATGGGGCCGGCCTTGGCCGGGTCGGCGAGCATCTCCGCCAGCTCGGCGTTGCTGCTCGGGATCGTGGGTGTTGCCACTGCTGCCTCCTTCAGGCTGCGTGCGTCGCCGAGCTGGCCGCCGACGTGCTGTGGGTGAAGCGGGCCACGAGTGCGGCCCACGGGTCGGGCTTGGGCTGGACAAGGTGGGCGACCGCGGCCGCCCACTCGTCCACGGGTTCGGTGACAACCGGCTCGGGCTCGGGTTCGGTCGGGGCTTCCGGCTCCACCACCGGCTCCGGCTCGACAACGGGCTCGGCAGCCGGGGGCTGCACCGCGGCCCGCAGTCGCGCCATGGTGTCCTCGTCGAGGGCGTCCGCGATGCTGATGACGAGCGTCGGCTCGGGCGCCGGCGGCTGCGGAGGCCCCTGGTAGCCGTAGGCGGTGAGGTCGTACTCCTGCCGCATTTCCGGGTCGGGCTCGGCGTCCGGCTCGGCCGCGGCGCCACGCTGCGCGCCCACCTCATCCGCGAGCCCCGCTTCCACCGCCCCGTCCGCGCTGTACCAGGTCTCGGCCTGCATGAGGGCCCGCCAGTCGGCCGCCGTCCCCCCTGCCTTCGCCGCATACGCGGACGCGATGTTGTCCGAGATCGCGTCGAGGAGCCCCGCCATCTGCTGCATGTCCCCGGCGTCGCCCATGCACAGCCCGGACGCGTCGTGGATCATCAGCATGCTGTTCGGCTGCATCACCAGCCGGTCGCCCGCAAGGGCAATAACGGACGCGATCGACGCGGCGAGGCCGTCGACCTGCACCGTGACATCCGCCGGGTGGCCCCGGAGGGCGTTGGCGATGGCGATGCCCTCGAACACTGACCCGCCAGGCGAGTTGACCCGCACCCTCAGGCGCGGCGCGGTGATCTGCGCGAGCTCGTCGATGAACTCGTCGGCATACGCGCCGAACCACCCGCCAACCTCGTCGTACAGCATCACCTCCGCCTCGTCCGGGGAGGCAGCGTTGGTGATGCGGTACCAGCGCGGCGGCTCGACCCCGTACTGCGCGCGCAGCTTGTCCGCCTGCTCGCGATGCCGCGCAGCAACCTGGGTGAGGTTGGCGGGCAGCATGAGGCCCGACATCCGGCTCATTCGTTATCTCCCGTCGTGTCCCACGTCGCCACGACAGTCCCGCGGCAGCGAATCCCGCCCTGGCACAGCCGATACGGTCCGGCGCCGTACGCGGCACGCACCGCGTCCAAGTCGGCGAACTGAGTCCCGTCGATTTCCGAGCAGGGCACGCACCGGTTCGAGTCGTTGACTTCACTGGCCGTATAGGTGGCGACCGGGGCGGCCTCCAGCGTCGCGACCCGGCCGAGGTTCGTGGCCCGGTGCAGCGCCCCACCCAGCTGGTCCAACTTGAGGCGGTTCGACAGGCCCCTCAGGAAGCTCTTCACCTGGCGTGCCACGCCCGCGCCGTCCGCGCCAGGAGTAAGCAGCCGCAGCGCCTCACGCCCCGCAGCCGACGCCAGCCCAGACCCGAGGAGCCCAGCCGTCGCCGCAGCGATCCCCACCAGCTCAGACCCGAACACCGCCCGCAGCGACCCGACACCCAACCGGTTCGTCACCGCCTCGTCCAACTCCGGTGCGACCACGGTGACGCCCTGCGCTGCCGCCTCATCAACCATCCGGCTGGCCGCGCGCTTCGCCATCCCGCCGAGTGCCTCCCGCAGGACATCGGCCGCGTGGTCGCTGTCGACGGTGAGAGAGGCGAGGGCGGCGGTGTCGTCATCATCGACGGCGGTGCGGATCTGGTCGCCGAGGGCGGTGATCCACCGGTCTTCAATGGGGATCCACCGGTCGAGGAGTTGCGAGAGGGCGTCCTCGTGGTCGGCGCGGACCTGGTCGAGGGCGCTCGTGTCTTGGGTGTTGAGGAGTTGCGCGACCGCGATGTCCCACTCGGTCCGGGCCGCGGGGAGCGCTGCCTGCGGGCGGTGGAGCAGCGCGGACGGAACGGGTCCGGCCGGGGCGGGCGGTGCAGCGGGCGGTGTGAACGCGATGTCGGGGAGGCCGACCGCTGACAGGGTGCCCGCAGGGTCGAACCCGGACTGCACCAGCGCGGCCGCCGCAGCTGTGCGGGCCGTCAGGTCGTTGGAGTCCTGCTCCCGGTTCTCGGGGGTCGGGTCGTCGAAGTCGAATTCGAGGCCCTCGCCGAGCCGCCCGTACATGGGCAGCAGCCGGGTGTTGAGGATCTCTTTGATACGCCGGAGCCGGGGCTTGATCAGCCACTCGGCGAACACGAACCCTGCGGCCTCGGCGTTTGCGCGGTTGACGTCGTCGACAGCACCCAGCATCGGCTTCGGCATGCCGAACGCCTCGCGGATGATCTCGCGTGCGACATCGCGGAGCTCGGTGAACTGCATGTCCCGCATCGAGTACTTGCGGTCGACCCAGGTGAGTCCGTTCTCCAGGACACCGACCCTGTGTGCGTTGGACACGCCGCGGTGCTGCTCGGCCCACCGGTCGCGGAACTCGTTGAACTCCTCGTCGGACAGGCGCTTCTCGACCTGGACGATGCCGCCGGGCTCAGCACTGTTGAGGAAGAACGCCCGGTTCCACTCGGCGCTGGCCCTGGTCGCGTCGAGGTCGACGAGGATCGTCTGCACCACGCCGACGCCGCGGTAGGGGTCGATGGGGTTCGGGCGCCGCTGGAAAATGACGTCGTCGACGTCGAGGGGGACCTGCTCGCCGGTGGGGCTGCGGTAGACGTAGCCGACGATGAAGTCCTCGGCGTCGGGGATCGGGTCCATGCGGTCCGGTCGGACGGGCCACAGTTCGAGGGGGAGCTTTTTGAACTGCGGGTTGCGGGCGATCACCCACCACTGCTCGCCCGTGAGTTCCTCGTGCTGCTGCCCCGATTCGCGGAACATCGGCCCGGTCATGAACTTGTTCGGGGCGTTCCACAGGTCCAGTACGGCGTGAGCGGTGACCTCGACGCGGTCCTCGTCCCGGCCGGACGCGGCCGTGCGGTAGAGGTGCCATTCGACCTGGCTGTACGAGGTGATGATGCGGTCGACGATCGCGTACAACGTCGAGTTGGAGCCCTGCGCGCGCATCTGCGCGGTCTGGCCGGCCGGGCGGGTGAGGCCGCCGGCGAAGCCTGTACGGCGGCCGGACCCGGGGGGTGCGAAGCTGATGGGGGTCTTGTTGGCGAAGGTGGCGGCGGCTTTCCCGAGGGAGCCGAAGAGGGTCTTGGCCACTCGCCACCCCCTTCGCGGTTAGTCGCTGTCGAGCACCCATTGCAGGACGCAGGTGAGGACTCCTCCGGCAATGAGACCGACCCCGGTTCCGAAGATATTCCAGCATCCTGCTGTGATGAGTGTAAATCCTCCTGTCAACATGGATGCAGGCCGCAAATCTTTCAGCTTCTTGGGGTTCACGCGAAGGTCTCTCATCCCACCCACCTCAATCGGGGCCGACCACCGAGATCCCGCTCAGCGACGACATAGCGCAGGGCATCAAGCCCGTGATCGTTCTCCTTCAGCGGCTGCTCCTTCAGCCCCGCCCCACCCGTCCCCGGCTTCACCGCCCACACGTAGCCCGCGACTTCCTCGGCCGTGCACGTCGGCAAGGACCGTTCGGCCAGCGCGTCATCCCGTTCCGCGAGCGCGCCCCGCACGATGAACAGCCGCGGCCGGCCGTCGTCCTGGACCTTCAGCCGGGACTGCACCGCCTGAATGCCATCACTGACGGTCTTCTTCGCAGCGACCGTGCCCAGCCCGAGATGCTTCTCCAGCGTGGCCCGGTCCTCCGCATCGTGGTCGCAGATGACCGCGCGGGGCTGGGACTCGCGCCACTGCCCGGACGGGTACTTCATCAGGGACAGTGCGGTCCGCGCGTGGTCCTCGACGAGGCGCTGCGCCCGGTACGTCTCCCGGTACAGGAACAGGCGGCCGTCGCCGTCTTCTGCCCACCACTGCATGACCATCGGGTTGGTGTAGCCGAAGTCCACGGCCATCCACCGCGTCCAGTCGTACGGAATCTTGAACGGCTCGACGACATGCAGGGCCTCATCCCACGACTCGTAGATCAAGCCCTCCGCGGCTGCCCAGATGCCGTCCTTGAAGCGGAGTTTGCGGACTCCGGTGAGGGCGTCGAGTTTGTTGAAGTAGTCGCGGCCCTTCTCCGTGTACGTGCCGTCCGCGTTGACGTATGCCGGGTTGTCGACGTGGCGGGAGACGAGCATCCGCATCTGGCCGCGCTCGGATCGCTGCTTGATCCAGTGCGTGGGGTGGGCGGGGTTGCATGCGGCGATCTGCTGCTGCCAGGAGAGGACGCCATTGCGGAGGCGGGTGCCGATGGTCTCCCAGTCGGTCTCCGTGAGCTCGGTCGCCTCGTCGACGAACACCAAGTCGTACTCGGCGCTGAGGATCTTCTCAGGCTTGTCGAGGCCCCCGACGACGATGACGGATCCGTTGGAGTACCGGTAGCAGGCGGCCTCCCGGGCGGACCCGCCGAACCAGGAGACGATGCTGCGCGCGATCGCGTCGGCGGCAACCTTCTTCTCGTACGTCACCAGCGTCGTCGAGCCGAGGGACACGGCGGTCTTGCGGGCGAT